ATCGGATTTTCATTCCGGCGCAATGACCACATTTGCTAAAGCAGCATATTGGCGATCCTGAAGGGAATCGAATTTGGTTCTCAAGGTTTTGCAGACCTGAGACTTACCATGAACCAATATATTCTATTTTTAGATCACTAGGAGTTGGCTGACCATACCATATGGTTGTATCCATTTCCATAATACGATAGATGAGATATTCTGGATAATTGTGTTCAAATAAATCAAACACATCATTAACAGTATTGACATTACGAACAACACGAGTATGCTGTCTCATATCATAATTATATTGAACGATTACGTCAGTCATATCAAAATCCTTAAAGATTATATTTATGTGGCAGGTGCGGTATCCAGTCATCGGTCCCCCTTTGACCTCCCATGCTCCTTTTATCGGTTAATTACTCCGATCCTACTGTGTACCCTTGCTGCAGGCGGGACGCTCTGTAGGCTTTCCTTACCACGTATTATGGCGCTCTCGAAGGGAATCGAACCCTCCTCGCCCCTTAGACAGAGGGGTCGCCTCACCAGATGCGTACGAGAGCAGATTGGTTGCGTAGGAGGGAATTGCACCCCCATCTCTAGCTTATGAGGCTAGCGAATTACTGTTACTCTACCACGCTATAAACTGGTGCCCCCACGAAGAGTCGAACTCCGGACCTGATGATTACAAATCAACTGCTCTACCAACTGAGCTATAAGGGCAAATTTTTATTGAACCAGATTTTTATATTCTGGTTTCAGCGACACGTTAGACGTCACTGCTACACGTTCTCTATCTGTCTTATTATGAACCACAGCATGCATAACCCAACCAGGGAACATAATCATCTGACCGTTCTTTGGACTATGATTGAATTGATTATGCTGTTTGTGTTCATCAGCAATACTTATCCAACCAAGAGTTCCCCTCGGATCAAGAAGACGAATATCTCCACAACCTTCATGAACATCAACATAATATGTCATAACAACAGTAGTAAGCCTATGGCTATGAATTACTGATTCGTCTCCACGACCACGGCGATTGATAGCACCATACTCATGATAAAAATAATCAGGGCGATACTCTAACCCAAAACAATCTGCAGCGTATTTAGCAGTGCAATCGAGCATCCAACTATTAAGTTCTTTCAGGACAGGAAATTTTTCCATCCTATCCCATAGGTTCTGTTTATTAAAACCTGCACACAAAGAAAACCCACGGATATCACGCAACTCATCATGAGCCATGATTTCAGCATTGATAGCTTCATAGTTCGGATGATTGAAAATGGCGACAGGTGTCGGCCAAAGTTTAAGATATTGTTCCATGATAATCTCCATCAGAATTGGTGGGAGCTAACCGTGGCTCCCGTCGAGTCTATTTATGACGACCAACCCTAATTAAGGTTCCTGCAGCTTAGGAGTGTCACCAGTAACCACACACACAGCATCGGATTTTCGAGCAGCCTGTGATTGCTCGGAGGGTTCTTATATTTGCGCACCCACAACTATTTTGGTGGAGACATGCGGGATCGAACCGCAGACCTTCTGAATGCAAATCAGACGCTCTCCCAACTGAGCTATATCCCCAATAGTGGTAGTCCGTGACAGGGTTGAACTGCCGACATTCGCCGTGTAAAAGCGACGCTCTACCAACTGAGCTAACGGACCAAATATGGCGTGGGCTAACCTTCGGTGATGGACCTTTGGGCTTATCTCTTATCGTACCCCCACGCAGCACGACCGTAGCTACTACCTAAGTGTCGTAATGATTGCGTAGCAGCTAACAATCATCCCCAGCTAGGTAACTTTTTGACCTAGCAATCTGGCTCCCCGACGAGGACTCGAACCTCGGACCATTCGATTAACAGTCGAACGCTCTACCAACTGAGCTATCGGGAAAAACTCTTTATACTTATATGGTGAACCGTGCAGGGATCGAACCTGCGACAAAGAGATTAAGAGTCTCCTGCTCTACCAGCTGAGCTAACGGTCCTGAATTCTTGAGGGTTCCACAACGAGTCACCCACAACCACACTTGGTCCTCCGTATCGGATTTGAACCGATGCTCTCCACGCTTGAAAGGCGGGTATGTTTGACCGCTACACCAACAGAGGAAATTCTGCCCACCGTTAATTGGCTCCTGACTCGCCAAACGGCTTCTTTTACATCGGCGATCACACGGTGGGAACATGGACCGATGACAATCCTCGTTTCGTTTATCTCGAGAACCACGAGAACGAGCCTGTAGTGGTCCGTGTGGAGAGATTCGAACTCCCGACCCTCTGGTCCCAAACCAGATGCGCTACCAGACTGCGCTACACACGGATTATTGGTTGGCGTAGAAGGTAACGATCCTTCCGCCCCTGTCTTATCAGGACAGTGCTCTACCTCTGAGCTATACGCCAGTAAATTCTCGGTACAATTGGGACTGGTTTGTACACCGTGTACCCCACTCAGTTGGCAACTACCAACTCATTCGGAACAACCGTACCGTTGGCCGACGAGTGTATATTTTGGTGAACCCTCTGGGACTCGAACCCAGGATAAACAGATTAAAAGTCTGCTGCTTTAGCCACTAAGCTAAGGGTCCAATACTTGTTAGGAGTGATGTCATGTTATGGATATGGATAAACCTACATACCGTTCGCTTTAATCTGTAATCTTATTTCAGGTCATGACTCCTATTTCGATTACAACTCAGTATTGGCCGTGCTAGCTAGACAGAGGACCCATTGACTGTGCGCTGCCCAGGAACACTGGGATTTTCCATAACACCACACCTAACAAGTTGCTCCTACAAAGGAGCACCCCATGCGTATCTGTGTTTTCAACGCACAGATCATCAGGCTTATAGGGATACTCCCATGAAGAAACAACCGTTACACCCACGATGGGGTAAGAATCCTCGCCTTGGGAGCGAGAATCCCCGATTGCTTCAATCAAGTTTCTAACAATGTCAAACAGCGGTAGTCTTTATTCTTAACTTAGTATAGCTGGCTTTGCGATTAAAGTCAACCATTTTTTTCATTCAGGCATAAAAAAAGGCGGGAACCTTTCGGGACCCGCCTGGTAGGTAGAAAGTTCTACCTTAGACGAGACCCGCTGCCTTTGCGCCTAGTGAGGCGATTCCGGCAGCAATAACCTGACGTGTTGGCTTACCAAGACGGTACTTGTGAGTTACAGTACCTTTGGAGTTTGTGCGCTTATTAAGATAGATACAATGACCCTTTTCACGAAGAGAATGTACTACACGTGCTGGATTAGCAGCTCCGAAGCGAGCAGTAATCTGGGCAGCAGTGAGTTCCTCACCGTTGTGAAAAGCTTCAAGAACCTTGTTCGTCTTACTCATCATGTTTCTCCAATTTCACTTTATTTATACGGCATCTTTGACCGTAACACCAATAATACCCTCTTTTTTCATAAAAGTCAAGACTTTTTTAGAGGATATCAACCACTCGCCCACCATTATCGATGGCACGAATACGATAATCTGGAAGCCGACGCTGGAGCGCCTGCATTTCAGATGTTACACGAGCTGTACCCATAACGATTAGGTACGTACGCCAGTTTCCTGACGGATCTTGGGCTTGAATTGAGATACTATCCATTACCCTCTCCGCATCCTAGCGATGTCTTCCGCATCTTGTTTCGCAAACACAGGCACCATATTGGACTTGTGCATAGTAGCGATACCAAGGAGTTTCCGCTCACCACTATAAACTTTCTCTTCAGGCTTCGCAAACGTACCAGGAGCCATACCAGACTTCTGAAACGCCGAACGATCAACCATCATACTCTTAGTATACTCTTCCTTGCGTATTAAGTCAAGCACTTTCTTGTCCGACTTCATACCTTTTGTCATTTTTTCAATCCACTGCTGGTGAGCAGCGAGCTGAAGCTTTGCCTTACCCGTAAGTTTGGACTTTCGCTTACGAGTGTTCGTTGTTGAAACGAACACAGGCAAAAGATGCATAGTCACTTATGCGTTCTCCTTAGCCATACGCTCGGCGTACTGGAGCGCCACATAAGCATTCACGCTAGCAGTTACGCAACGGTCGTTGTGACCGTCAAAGAACGTAAGCACGAAGCCACCAGTACCGAAATGATTACCATCACGGTATGAGTAAGCCATAGAGATCATGAAGTCCCTGAGCTCTTCCCAAGAATCATAGATCTCACGTGCAGAGTCGTTCATGATGAACACAGCACGAGCGGTCTTTTCGAAGTCGTATTCGTCGATAATCATCAGTGCAGCTCCGCTGAAGTGTCGTACCAGTTGTCAGTTTCGAGGCGGCTATCAGCATCAAGATCCACACGATGCTCACCGAAGAAGTTGTAGTACTCCTCGTCGGTCATCAAAGCCTCGCAGTAGATCCAAAGATCACCATCCTGCCAAAGACGCCACACGTTACCGTTGGTATCTGTATGGATAGCGGTATCCGTCACATCAGTCCAAACATCCCAGTAGTTCTGGGAATCCTCATGGTTAGGACCACGAAGAAGGACTTCGATATCCTCTGAGTCAATACCCGACCAGTTCGTAAAATCGAACCCAGCGAATATCTGAGGAATGTAGACGCCATTACGATCAGAAACGAGAAGATCAATACCGGACATTAGCGGACCTCATTGAAGTGAGAGATACCGAAGGCGATAAGCATACCAACGAACAGAACTAGAGCGGGACCGAACACGATCAGGATTTCGAAGCTAGACATCAGATTCTCCGTTTCAACCAACCTATCACTTATTGTACCGCCGATAGGGATTAAAGTCAACAACTTTCTTCAGCTATCGGTTAAATTCCTGGACCATACGACGGGCGACGTAGTTAGAGCCCATACGTACGCCGACGCACCACGACACAAACGAGACAATAACGAAGGAGATAGCGATCACGTATTCCATTGTATAGCTCCTTATTGGTCGAGAGCTTCTGCAGGGACCCCGAGGACTCGTTCCTCGATCACACAGTAGCCACCGAGCGAGTCGATAGCGTCGTAGGCTTCCTGAGCCTCCTGGCGAGAGTGATACACGCCGAGGCACTGATGGCCCTCATATTCATAGCCAACGAGAAGAACGTATACCACCATTGTAAAGCTCCTGTGTTAGGCGTAGGCAGCGAAACGAAGACCACCAACGGTCAACTCAATCAGATACCGATCGTACTCAACGAGAGGGTCAGAGTCGGGATAGTCCCTGACGTAAACCTCCGCCTCAAGGTAGGTAGCGAAAGACGCCAACGCCTCAGGAAGCTCGTCAGAGCCGTAAAACGAACCGTAAACGGTGAAGGCACGGGGGAAATTAGTCATTGCTCAGCTCCTGTCTAGGTGGGGTCGGCGACCCCATATCAACCATTCCTTATTATCAGTATACGCCACCTTCTAATTTAAGTCAACCAAAAAACAGAGCTAGACAATAACTTTCTTCACTTTTTTTTCAATAGCCCAGCTCTAGAAGAAACCAAAAACTAGAGCTGGGCTATACCGAAGCTACGCCTCGGTTACTTCAACTTTGCTTTCCCAGACCTTAATAAGGTTCGGGTAGTTGAAGTCGTACGGGAGATTAAGCTTTTCAAGCCCACGAAGGTACTCGACCTTAGCCTTAGCCGAAGGAAGCGCCTTAAACGTTTCAAAAATGTATTCCTTAGTCATTTTTCACTCCTTTTTCCTACCTTCTTATCATAGCCTTCGGGGCTATTAAAGTCAAGAACTTTCTTCAGGGGTAATTATTGCAGTGCTCGTGGCTCGATCGATTGTCAAGTTACCGTAGCAGCGGATATTCCATACATCGCCTGTTTGCTCGTCGTCTACAGGTACCCTGATATCAAGATGCTTGAAAAGGTATTCCTTCTCGCCCTCGAACACACGCCAAACGTGATCGGGCGTACCTCTACCTTTTTCGCCTCTTGACTGATTGAACCGTATCAGGTACTTCATATCACTTCGGCTGCTGGAGGTACTTCATGATTGTTGGCTGGATGGACTTTCACATTGAAGTGAACGAACTTAAATGGTTTTGAGGATGCGTTGGGAGCAAAACTATGAGGTAGCCAAGAATTGAACAATATCAAAGTTCCTGGCGACACATCATAATTTACAGCGATTGATGCAGCTGTAATTTTTGTATCATCACGCTCTGGTAGTTGTATTTGTCTTTTAGAATGATTAGGGTCATGAAAAACAGGCTTTGAACTATTTTGCGGTGTTTCTAGGAAATAGAACCCAGATATCTGAGCGCCGAAACTATGAACATGTTCAGCGTGTTGACCATGCATATTTAGCTGCTGCGCCCACATTTCATCTAACCAAGTGTTATAACGATTCATGTCATATCCTTGTTCATAAAGAATATTCCATGAAAGTTGCGCAACGTAGTTTGCAAAATCCTGAGTGGTATCGTCGAAAAGAGAACCTGTTTGTAAAACAGGATACATCTTATCAGTAACTTTTAACTTCCATAATTCTTTAATTGATATTTCTTTAAGAGCTGGAAGAAACTCAGGTTGCTGATAAACGTACACATTACTAGCAAAATGCTCGGTCATTTTTTTGATGCTATCTCTGTAATGATTTCGGTAAGGAAAAACTTCAGCTTATTTTTTGCTGGCTCGTAACGATCTTCTCGAATTTTAATCGCCTGTCTATAATTGCAAAATTTCTCTTCCTGCCATATATCATCACCAGAATCAATCATTTCTTCTATTGATTCTATCAGGAGATCTATTTTCCTGTCAATGTTCTCGTCCAATTTGAATCTCCTCAACGTCCTTATTTTCCAAATCATCTACAATAATATATTGAGCTTCCATATCAAACTCGTTGTAGGCTTTGAGGATTTTCCTAACCTCAATCATCCTATCAATAACACGTGCGACAGTTCGCCTGACGATCTCGTCGTTGTGACCTTCTTCAAGATCATTAAGGACTGCCTGGAGATTAGAATCTGCTGAATAATCAACAAGAAATGTGATGTCCTCTTTTGTTTGCTTATCAAAAGGAGGAAAAAGGACATCACGAATCTTATCTAATTGAATTTCAGCTTTTGTTTTTGGATTTTTACGGAACATTTTAAACATAACGAAATTTTACCTTCACTTCTTTTTACGACCGATACTGTACTTTGCTTCTAGTATCCAGTTTGCTTTATCCTTATGAGGGATAATTTTAATCTGAGACATTGGAGATTTTGGTTCTTTTACACGTTCAGCTTCAACAACCTTAATAAGACCCCACTCTTCCAACAGAGTTGTGATCGTATTACGACGACCCTTATCTTCATCAGTGAAGTCAGTTGGCTTACCATCTAGAGCGAATAGCTCTTTGAAATGAACAATGTAATATTTACTTTGCTTATGTAAAATATGGCAAGATTGATAAAGTTTGTTGTCTTTACGAGAAGCAACTCCGATGCGAGTTAGAGTTTCCTTGATCTTTAGGAAATCCTCTTCTTCAGCTATCTTCACCTCCACGAGCGAATCGATTAAAATCATTTTATTCCACCTTTTTCTTGTTTTTTAGCAATAATATCAATTTGTTCCCTAGTGAGAATCCTAAGAGCCTCTTCGGTATTTTTATTGTTATATTTATAAAATTGCTGTACTAGATGGAAATCCTTGTCTTTTTCGACTGCTGGCTTTTTAAAGAACCTCTTTTTCTTACGAACTGAATGGAAAAGATAATCAAACTGAAGCTGTAAATCTAGATGAGAGCTTGCATTCATAGCCTGAGCATGCATAATCGTATCAGGATAATTTGATAGAGCTCTGTTAGTTCTCCAAGGAAGATACTTATGTTCTACAATACCTTCAACATCATAATGAACTTTGCTCTGATTGATACTATTTTCATAACACCAATCATAACCAACTTTCTTAACTACAACCTCTTCCTTGGGAGCTTCTCGTTCTTTCATTGTTACATCGAGAAGCTTTTTTGTCATAGGAACTCACAATCTTTCATAACTTCAACAAAGAACGCCGCCAAATTAATTTCAGCGTCAGCGACAAATGCAGCCTGATATTGATACTGAGAGATAAATAGAATCAATGGAGGAATAGAATCTGGCTTGAAATAATCCTTGGCTGTATCATAAAACTTACGGAAGATAGCAGTTTGATCCTGATCCGTGTTCTGAATGATCCACTTACGCACTTCGGTGAAGTTTCTATCCTTCAAAAGACCAACAAGGTCCTTTATAGAAGACTCTTGAATGTTGGCTAGGATACCAGAATCAATTTTGCCTGTAGCTGAATAACGCTGAAGCTCGTTTAGAACTCGACGCCAGTCAGGGAAGTGCTTTTGAATCACCTCGGCAACAACTGCCTTATCATATGTAACCGATTCAGTATCAAGAATACCAAGTACTCGCTTCATAAATTGCATAGCGAGCTTGCCCATATCTTTCTTGCTTATCTTGAAATCAATGACAGAGCAGCGAGAGTGGAGGGGTTCAATGATTCT